AATACGGTGTTCACCATATTTTGTTTTAAACCTTGAGCCAGCATATCTACCATACATGATAAACATACCTTGCTTACACCACGCGCCCTCAGGGAATTTATCTTTGTCTTTATAACAAAGAGATCCCATTTTAATTACTAAGCCAATGACTGTTGTCATTTGAATAGTTTCATGTGCTTGTTGTGTAAGTATAACTCCCCCATCAGTCTTACTCTTTCCAGAATAAGGTCTAACTAACATTCGGTACCCAACTGGATCGGGTAAACAATCTAAATATTTTTTTATACCTTCTGGGTCTGTAGGGATTCTAATACCTTCTTGTTCGGTATCATCAGTTTTAGGAAGGATGAGTTCCTTATCAGGTGTTATTATCGTCATCGATGTTCTCCTCTTTTTTTAGCAGGTCTTTAAGATCCTGAAGCAGCACTTCTAAAGCACTGAGCTTGCCCTTAGCATAGTGGAGCCTGTCGAGGGTGTCTATACCATAGCACATATCTTGCTTGGTTTCATCGATGCGTTTTTTGATGTAATTCTTGACTGTTTGTAGTGTTCCTATATCAAGCATAATTATTTTTTATTTTTCTTACTATATTATAAGATTCACCATTATCAAACTCTTGTTTTAAGCCTATTTTATAGGCCCATTCTTTAGCATTAGTGCCCTTAATAAATATCTCTGTTAGGTCTTCTCCCCATTTTTCTATACCCTTTTTAAGGTATTGTTCTCTTCTAATTCTTTCTTCTTCTGTAGACTCTCCACCGTCCCAACTAGATTTACCATGAAAATGTAACATATAAGAATAATTTGCAATTAAAGTTTTATAGCCTTTTAATGCACATCTTATTCTATAATCCATATCTTCACCACCACAGTTAGAAAATGTGTGATCAAAATAACCAACCTCATTATGCACTTCATAAGGTATCCTGCCTAAATACATTTGCATAAATATTTTTTCTTTTAGATCTGTAAATTTAAATAAACTTTTATGATAATTTACAATCGAGCTTAAATCGTTTTCCTTACCTGTATATTCTTGAATTTGCATACAAGCAGTAGTGTTAAAATTTGTTGAGTTATATAAATAGTTAATATTACAAGAGGGTATAATAATAGCATCATTTTTTTGTTTTAGTGGTTCAAACCAATCTTTAGTAAAGATAATATCATTAGTTATTACAACAAAATGTTTTTTAAATTTTTTAGCTATTCTTAAACCTTTATTAAAGTTCTCTGCCCAAGACTTTGGAGTTTTATTGTTTATATAGATATCTATTGGATAATCATTTCTAAATGCATTTGTTCCGTCATTATTTACAAATACAAATATATCACCAGTCTCTAATTTAGTTTCTTTAAAAAAAGAATATAAAGCAAGTCTAGAATAGTTTTCAGTTTTTGCAGAACTTACAAAACAAAACACATGGTTCATATATTTAATTAACTAAGTATTGCATATCCAAATTATTTTCAATCACCATCATTAAACTATCTTCTGTATTTGTGTTTGATCTAAAATCTATTGATGTTATTTTTGAAGTAAACTTACTCGCTTCTTTTCTTAATTCTTCTAAATTATATTTTCCATCTATATCTTCTATAAATAGTTTACCATTTTTATTTAATTTTTTAAAATAATTATTAATAAATTTAATTTGTGATTCTAAAGTGTGTGGCCCATCATCAATTATGATATCAAACAACGGAAGATTAAAAGTTAATTCTTTTTTATAAGCATCTTGTATGATTGTTTTTATTCTAGGGTAAGTGTCTAATCTATCTTTAATAAAATCCGAATTATCAATTCCGTAAACAATTGAGTTTTTAAAATATTCATTCCACAAAACTAAACTAGATCCCTGTTGAATTCCAATTTCAAGTATGTTTAATTTTTTATCTTTTAAATCAAAAAAAGCTTTCTCATAAAAAGCACTACAATATTTGTGTTTTGATTCCTTATCTGTTCCGTGTTTTATAATATAATCGTTATTGTTAATTATTTCGATTAAAGTCATATCTTTTTTTGAGTCCAGGTCTTTGGAGTCTTATCATTTATAATCTCTATGTCTAGGTGATATTCAAAGGCCCGTGGTCCGTGTTCCTTGATATATTCATATGTCTTCTTAATACCTTCCTTCGTATTAGTCATGGTTTTATAACCAAGTAGCTTTCTTGCTTTATCCGAGGAGCACGTTGCATGTTTAACTTCTTGTGGTCTATCTGGTACATATTCAAACTCTCCGTTATAACCAGTAAGATTGGCACACGTCTCAGCGACCTCTTTAATAGTTACAAATTCTTCATCAGGCCCGATGTTAATTACTTGGCCCACGACTGATGGATCATCAACCATTTTTATTAAAGAACTTAAACAATCATCTACATAAGAGAAACATCTAGTCTGCATACCATCTCCATAAATAATTGGAGGTTTACCTTGAAGCATACGATTAATAAAAATAGAAACTGCATTTCTAAATGGATCGTTGTATTTTTGTTTAGGTCCAATAATATTATGTGGAACAGCTATAACTAATTCTACACCATGAACCTTACATAACGTTTTTAATATTTCTTCTCCAGCAACTTTGGATATACCATAAGGATCAACTGGTTTAGTTGGCATATCTTCTGTGAATGGACTTTGTTGATCTCCGTACCTTGCCATAGAAGAACAATAGATAATTCTTTTAACACCATTTTGAATAGAGGCTGTTGCAACACCTACCGTTGCCATAATATTATTTTGTGTAATTGTATAAGGTGAAAATACAGACAGTCCCTCGTGCGCGGTCGCGGCACAATGAAACAATACATCAATGCCTTGTGTAATTTTAAGCATTGATTTAAAATCTGCACAATCTAATTTATAAAAATTATTTAAGAAAGGGATATTATCTTTATCTCCTCCTAATAAACTATCTACACCTATGACTTCGTATTTTCTATTAAGAAGTTCTTCGCAAATGTGTGAGCCTAGAAATCCTGCAGCTCCTGTGACTAAAATAGTCTTAGCCATTTTTTAATTTCTTTTTCAAAAGTTTAATTTGTTTTTGTAAATTAAATATTATTTTATCAAGGTCATTAGGACCTTTATCTTTAAAGTTCATTATTCAATTATTTTCTTTTCTCTTTTAATGTGTCCTAGAACTGTTCCTTTATGAGAACCTTCTTTAATAGTATAGCCAGAAGTTCCATTACCATTGATTTCAACTTCTTTTCTACTTTTCATTAATATATTATTTTTAGTTTCTATATTTTTATTAGAAAAGTTTTTAGCTATTAGATCCTTTAATCTGTCTATCATATTAAAATGTTTTTTCTATTTTTAATAATGTTATGCTATCTATATATGGAGTATTTACATTATTGCACGAAGAAAGCAATAACAACATAACTAGGTATTTCACTACCCGTTTTCTTGTTCTTTTGGTTGTGGTTTGTTAGCCATAGTTCGTGCAACTGATTCCGCACTGCGCCCTACGACATACCCCCCAAGGCCAATTTGAAGAAGTGTCCAAACATCACCTGGAAGAGTAATAGTTATAGAAGCTTTAAAAAAAAATAAAATAACAGGTCCTAATACATAATTCCATATTAATATAAAAATTAATACGTACATTAATAAAGGTCTCCAACTTGCTGAGAACCAACCTGCTTTAGCTTCTGCTTCAACTATCTTAGCTGCAGCTTGTAATTCTGCTGTGTTGGATTGTAGTAATTGTGTTTGTAATTGTGATTTTAATTTTTCTTGAAGATCTTTATCAGGAACTGATTTTTCAATTGTATTAAATAATATTTTAGCTAATGGTGCAACAGCGCCTAACATTTGTAACATTCTATAAATTTCTCCTGTCTTCTTATACCAAGAAAAGGATTAAGTTGCAACATTACCTCTTTAGCTTTATCTCCTGAAACTGTCCATTTCCAACTTCTGCTATGTTTATTATTTTTTGGTAAATATGTGCTTATGGAGCCTAATTTAAAATAATCTATAAATCTTAAAACAATGTCTTCGTCACACATTCTTATTTGTACTCTAAGATATCTATTACTTTTACCAACTTTACCCCAGAAACCAAAAGAACCTTCTCCCTCAAATACACCTGCTAAATATATTAATTTTTTTTCTTTACTTAAATGATTGTAACTTATTTTTTTTTGATCCATTTAAGCGAAGTTTTAAACTTTTTGGCAAGCTTTGTCTATTTAATTTTAAACCTTGTGAACTTGGGCCTTTTATTGGGGGTGGACCGAACCTAACCCCAGGCGTCTTAAACTTCATCTCTTAGGTATAGTGGAAGTAACTTGTTTATCTCTTGCTACTTGTATTTTTTCTTTTGCAACTTGTAATCTTTGTGCAGATTGCACTTCTTGATTTTCTAATCTCATTTTTTCTAAATCCATTTTCTCATCAAACTCCTCTGACTTTCTTGACATATCCATTTGACTCTCATTACCTCTTCTTTGTATATCTAAAGCTTTTAAATCTAATTCTCTTTGTTTCAATGCTATTAATGGATCTTGTTGTTCACCACCTTCAGCTTGTATTAACTGTGTAGTTAATTCTACAACTCTTTTTGCAACCATAGAATTAAATTGTACTTCATAACCAGCTGGATCTAATTGTTTCGTTTGAACCATGTTAGGATCTTGTACTAAAAATGCTCCAACTTCACCATGTGCTTGATAAGCAATGTGATCTGAGATGTGTCCTTGTAATAATGCGTAGACCATTGGATTCATTTGTACCATTCTGCTTCTAATAAATATTCCATGTGCAGCAACATGTGCATTATGATCTTGATCTGGAAAAACTTTTAACAATTCCATACGAAGAGCCTTAGAATTTTCTGTTGCTGGGTCTTCTGGTACAGGTTCTTTTTCAGGAAGTAAGATATTATCAATTTGTCTAGTGCCTAATGCTTCATAAACTCGTCTGTAAGCCTCTCTTAAGTTGTGAAGTTGTGGAGCAGAGGCTGCAATCTTCAAATTTTCATTTGCAAGTGTCACTCTTTGTGACATTGAGAAAATATTTGGGTCTGCAACTGGAATTACATCTACTCTGTCATCAAAATCTTGTATTTTTACCATTCGATCTGCACCATAAACTGCATACGGGTACACTGGTGGTAAGTAATCTGCAAAAACTTTTGCTAAAATTCTAAATTCTTGTTTCATTGCGTAGTAACAACGCTTGTGAATAGCACTCATAACCCTCGAACCACGTTCTAATAGTGCAATTGTAGTTCCAACAGCTGCTTGTTGGTTACCATCACCTACTTGCATGTCTGCAATTGATGCAAAACGTTGTCCAGCTTGTACAACAAAACCTAAAAGTTGAAATAAAGTTGGACTTGGCTCTTTGAAAGGTAAAATTTGAAACTGATCTCTAATATTTCCACCCGGTGCATCAACATCTCTGAACTCACCTGGTTGAAAAGGTTGGTTATCATCACGAATTCTTATACCTCGTGACTTAAATCCTGCTGGTAAGTTAGCTAATGTACCTGCATCTAGTAATTGTCTTAGTGAAGATGTAGCAGATCGTGATAATCCACCAATCATATGTATTAATCCAAAACCATAAAAGCCTAAACCTGGTAAAAATTTAAAATGAACGAAGTATTCTTTACGTCTCATCAGCTCATCTTCTGGATCGTAGTTTCTATAGATAGATAAAATCTCTTGTGAGCCTTCATCTATTGAAACAATGTATGGAACTCTAATATCTTTCTTATCTTTTTTACCTGTATTTTCAAATTCTTCTAAATCTAAATCAACATGCATCTCTAAAATATTAAATTGATTTTCAATTTCTCCTGATGGTTTAACACCTTCAATCTCAGATAGTTTTTGTTGAATAGCAGTTTGTTCTGCTTGTTTAGCAATTAACTCTACGTCTCTATAAAATCCAGACTTTTGTTTTTTAATAACATCATTTTCTGACATTCTAATAACATGTGTAATACGTTCACAATCTTTTAAATCTG